TTAAGCGGCGCTGCTCTTGCTCCGCTCCTTGGCAATCTTGACGTACGCGACGTCGCAGTGCTTGCTGCAGTAAGGCTTTCCCGACGCGGCCTGTTCGCCGCAGAAGTGGAACTTGTCGTCGCCCGGGTCGCCGACGGGCCAACTGCACATCCCAGCGCGCAGCTCGTTGAGCCTGATGACATGAGCCTCTTCGGGTTTCTCGGCCGGCAAGCGGCGCTTCGGGAGCCCGAGCCTGTGCACCTTTCCTATGACGGCGTTCTTCGTGATGCCCAGCCGCCGGCCGATCTCGCTCGTGGTCAACTCTTCGTTCCAAAGGGCGATCAGTGCCGCAATGCGCTCAGGTGTCCAGTCGCCGCCACTCATCCGATGCTTCCTGCCCTGTCTTGCGTCGTAAATCCGTGGCCCAGCCGGCGTTCTTGGAGATGAAAGGCTCCAGAAACCGTCGGACACTCGACGCTAGGTATATAGCACCGGTGCGGCACGAGCTACCACATATCGCGTTTTATCCACATGTATGAGGCCGGGCTGCAACCCGCGCCACTTATAGTAGCCTCGGCGCAGCACCCACGACCCTTCGGGGTGTACCTGCCCAAGAGAAGCAGTGCCGTCTCTGCGACGCGCCTACGGCACGAACTCCGTGTCGATCCGCCGCGCTCCGCTGCCGCGCCAGGACTGCCCGCCGGGTTCGGGCTGCAGCTCGGCCGTGAGCCGAGGCAGCCGCACGGGCTCGCTGAGCAGGCAGCCGGCGACGGCATCCAGCCCGTCGTCGCGGCGGCCGCTGGCGCCGGGCCTCCAGTCTCTCATCTCGCGCACGAAGGTGGTGCGAAGGACGCCGTCGTGGACCGCGAGCCGATTGGCAGCCATCACCGCGTCGAACGCGTCGAGGATCCGCAGGTCCTTGTTGCGCGTCGAGGTGTGCTCGACGACGGCGCAGCGGACGCCGGCGCGGCCGAGCTGCTGCCGCAGCAACCCGATCAGGAAGCGGCCGATGCCGTTGCTCTCCACGACGACGGCCGGCAGGTGGAGCTCTCGAACGATCGCCGCCACCCGACGGCAAAGCTGGGTCGCCTCATCGACATCCTCCCTCAGCGCCGGGTCGTGGGTGATGTACTCCACCCGATGCAGCCAATAGAAGCCGAGTTCGTCGGTGAAGACGGCGGCGAGGACGTTGGCATCGCCGGCCCCAGGTGCGCCGTAGGCGGGGTCCCACCAGCAGGAGGCCGAGACGAGGCGCCGGCCGCCCAGCGTCAGGGTCGCGGTCCTGTTGCTTTCGCGATAGACCAGCTCGTCGTGGTAGACGGGAAGCCGCTCCGGATCGAGGCGGCAATCGGACGGCGGTCTCGCCTTGAGCAGCATCTGGCTTTGGAACTTCGCTGGCCCGGTGGCGGCAAGCATGCTGTCGATGCGCTCCCGGGAGAAGCGCTCGGGCCAGGCGCTCTCTCCGGCGTCGTTCAGGATAGGCACTTCAAGTCGCTGATAATGCTCTAGGAGCGGTTTCTCCTCGCCGAGTTCCCTGCGCGCAACCTTGCTGTAGATGCTGTAGTAGCTGTGCGGCGTTCCGATGAAGAGCTTGAGACCGTTCGGCGTCAGCACGTACTCGGCTTCCGCGATCCGCTCCCTGAGTATCTCCCGCTTCAGTGCCGAGTCGCAGGTGTTCGGCACCTCGACGTCGTCGAAGATGATCACGTCTGCCCTCAGGCCGGTGATGTTCGCGGATATGCCTTTCGCCAGCATCGACGGGTCACGCAGCTCCAGGTCGCGGGCAACGGTGAACTGATCTGCCGCCCACACCTGCGGGCGAACGGACCAAAGCGGCCGNGTGAGCGGATGCGCCTCGATCAGCCGCCTGACGTTCCTCACCATCTTCTTCGCCAGCGGAAAGTCTCCGGCAAGGACGAGGATCCGAAGGTTCGCGTCCTGCAAGAGCAGCCAGGCGCAGAACAAGCCGGTCAGGGTGGACTTGCCGCAACTGCGGAAAGCAAGCAGTACGAGTTCCCGATCGCCCTTCGTCCACCGCTCATGCAGCCAGTGCGACATCCGCAAATGGATGTTCGGCGTCGCCATCCCCTGAATTCGGTTCCAGATCCATACGAACTCCGGAAAGGTCATGCTCCTCCCGGACAGCGGTGCGGGTTTTCTGCTGGTTCGCATCGAACGCCATCAACGCGCACAAAGGCCTGCCATCCGCGCCCGCTTGACCACGAGGTTGGACAAGAANGTCGAGAACTCGGGGCAATCACGCAGCAACTCATCCACCCAGGCGTCGCCCAGGTCCGCCTCGGCAGCCGCTGCGCTCACCGTCGCCGGCGTCAGCAACGGGCTGTGGCAGCGCGCCGCGCGGACCCGTTGCCGCTCGACCTGCCCCTGGCGCAGTGCCTGGAGGCTCAAGGTTTCCTTGCCGACGACCGCCGCATCGGAAAAGCCGCGAACCTTCTCGATATTCGAGCAGCCGGTTAAGACAGCCGAAATGGCAAGCCCGCAAATCAGGCGAGTTGTTATGGTTCTCATCAAAAACTCTGCTTTATGACAGCGTTGCGGTTCGCGCCGCTGGGCGGACGCCAGCGGCGCGCTCCCCCGTCGCGCTACGCGAGTTCCTTGTCCAATGCGGCGCGCGCTTCAAGAATCATGTTGTCGATGTCGTCGTCGTCTTGTGCGCCGGAAACCGCCTCTCTCCGTCGCGACAGTCGATCCGAGAGCCGCACGAGCAGCATGAAATGGGCCAGCGCCGCCCGACAGGCGGCCTGGCCCGCCACGAACTCCTTCGCGCTTTCCGCCCCCGCGGCAGATGCGCGAGCGCAGTAGGCGTCGAAGGCGAGCCGCATGAGCCGAGGCAGTCGAGCCTCGATCTCTGCATATTCGTCGGTTTTGCTGCACGCCCGGTGCGCCGGTCGAGAGCCTGGTGCCTTGGCCATCGTCATGCCGCGTCACATGTTCACGACGACGCNGTCGATGAGACGGAGAAGCAGAGGCAGAAACACGGCGATCGAGACTGCACCTATGATGATGTACAGTTTCCTCTCCGACGCCAGCTTGGCAATCTCGTTTCTGCGCTCGAGCTCCAGGCTGGCCCGCTCGACGCGCTCTTCATCGCGATGCTTACGAAGATTTTCGATGAAACCGTCACCTTCGGTTCGGATCTCTTCGCTGATTGCACGACGTAGCTGATCTATATCTTTGACGACGTTATTCTGTAGCAACGTCAGATCCGCCGAGAGCCTTACATTGCGCACTTCGGCTTCCTTGGATCTAAGAGCGACCTCATCAGCCAACTTTTTCTGGACATTCTTGAGGTTCTCTATCTCGTGAGCATTTGTTTTGGTCGAGGCCGTCAGCCCAATTCCCACCTTAGACGACAGGGATACGACTTCCACGTGAAGCTCATCCAGCTTGCCGAGAACTCGATCTTGAACGGCCTCCAGGCGGTCAATGCGTTTTTCTATGTCCATGTTGATGAGCCCGGCGACGAGCGGCGCGGCCTATGCCGTCGTGAGGCGCGCGCTCGCCATCGCTCGGCCGACCATTCCCACCGCAGCGCCAAGCAGCGCAATGACCTGTAGGATGATGTCGGACATGCCGTCCGGATCAATCCGCATGATCCCGAGATTTTCCAGGATGAGCGCGATCACGGTCACGAGCGGGCCAACGAAACCCTTGGACAGAAACCATGGCTTTGTATCGATCATTTTCCAACTCGCTAATGAAGTTCAAAATCAACCAAGATCTAATATGTTCGTCCGCGAGATAGTCTTTCCGATGCGTAGCGCTGCATTCGTACTATAATCTGCCAGGTCGAGCAGATTATTGCGGCGCTGTGCGCTCGCCTGAGCGTTGATGTGGTCCATGCGCAGATCGTTGAGTCTGCGCTGGTCAAGGGCACTGAGGGCCGACTCTTTCGTCAACCCGGCCAGCACGGCGTCCGTGGACCCTCCCGATCCGAGCCCCTGCGCGCCCAGGCGAGCCCTTTGCGTCGCCAGCGCCCGCTGAAGGCGGGCTTTCCTTTCGCGTTCATCGGCCGCTTCGGCGAGCTGCATCTGCGCGATCTTCGCCTTCGCGTCCGCCTTTGCCACGGCGTTCGCGGCATCTGCGCGGCGCTCCTGCTGGGCCGTGCTGATCCCGATCTGCAACGCGCTCAGGGCAGCGGCTGGAACGAAGCCACCCATGAAAGGATCTCCCAACTAGTTGATACCAGCGACGCACCCGGGCGCCGCTCTCACGCTGGCGCACCGATGTCAGGTCACGCTGATTTCCGTCGACACCGACAGCAGCGTGAACGGCACGGGCGCGCTTTGCGCAACCCGCCACAGCCCCCGGCTCGCATCGGCCCTCCAGCCGTAGGCGCGGACGATTATGTCGCCCGTGAACGGGTTCGCCCGGTCCTCGATGAAGGTCCCGCGAAAGCGTCGAAACGGGACGTCGACGAGGCCGCGGCCGGTGTCGAGGTACAGCGCCGCCGTCTCGAGGAAACGCATGGTCACGGCGACCGGCCGCGAGCGCGTGCCGGCACCGCTGCCACCGGTCCCCGGGATCGTCGCCGGCAGCGGCTCGACCACGTGGGTGAAGCCGAGCCCGGCAGCGCACGTCGTCGCCGCTTCCTGCAGCGTGATCGCCCCGCCCGCGACGACGGCGTCTGGTTGAAGGACCCCGTCGGCTGCGATCTTGACCGTCTGCCCGTCCAGGTGATCGAAGCCGGGCCATGTCAGCTGCGGGGCGTCGGCGAGCGATAGCCTGCCGGCATCGACTCCGAGCCGGCTGTCGAAAACCTCGATGAAACTGCCGCCGGCGCGATCGACGAGCACGTAGGTCTCGTCCCCCACCGCGGCCACCGAGATGAACGCTCCCTGCGTTTCCTGCAGGGTCCAGGCGCTGATCTGCTCGTTGCGATAGATGGTCAACGTGGCCATCGTCCCGTTTTCCATCACCACGTGCAGCAGGCGGGACGCCTGGTCGAGATCCATATCCACCGGGCGATCGATCAGGTGATCGGCCAGCAGCGACAGATCGTTTGCCTGGTAGGCCTGCTCGGTGTCGGCGAACAGGAACTCGCGCAGTTGATGCCGCGACCGCGCGACAAAGACCGTCGCACCGTCGATGTCCTTCGGCGGCACGCTCCTGGTGACGATGGAGCCGACACGGGTTTGCCGGTGCAACTGGATGTTGCTCGGCGTCAGCGGGTCGCCGCTGACCATCCATTCGGCGCCGGACGTGAAGACCTGCAGATGCCGCCCGGAGAAGACCGCGCGGATGGCGTTGAGTTGATCCGACAGGATCGAAAACTCGATGGCCTGGTCATCGAGCCCGTCACCGAGGTCGAAGTCGAACGGCTGCGATGTCCTCGACATCCACAGGCGGTTTGCCAGATCCCTCGACCCGCCGATCACCAGGCGGTCCTGGTGATAGCACACCGTCGCCGGCCATCCGCGGACCCGCGAGAAAGCCTCTTCGCTCCAGTCCTCCGTCGGCTGCGTGCCGACCAGCGTCTCCTTCACGTCGGCGCGAACCTGCGTTTCCGACACGACGTCGGTAACCGCCACCTCGCGGCCCCCGATCCGCAGCCGGACGCCGACATGGTCCGGCATGAACACGGCCGCCGATGCGGTGACGACGACGTTCCCGGTCGTCGCGCTCGGCTTGAGGGTCACCTGGTCGTCGGCGAACTTCCGGTGCGGCGCGTAAATCCGCCCGCCCCTTTGCGAGAAGCTCCAGGGAGCAACGGCCCACTCCGACGCGCTCCGCCTTGCGATCTTCTGCGGCGGAACGTCCGGATGAACGACCAGGAAAGCGTCGGGGCTCTGGACCCAGTTGAGTTGGGCAAGCTGCGGCAAGGACCATGGCGTCGCGACAGCGGCAACCGGGGCGCCGTTCGAGTAGACGTCGAGCATGTAGTCGGAGAAGACGAGGAGGTACACCTCGTCGGTCCGGAACTCCGCCGGGACCAGGCGGCCAAGTCCCCTGGCGGATGCAACGAAGCGCAGCCCCGGGCGGCGCGACACGCCGCCGGTGGGATGAATGAAAACGTTGCGCAGCCTCGCCGCCCCGTTTTCGAACGCCCGCAGGTCGGTGCGGCCGAGCAGCCGGGGCGACAGTTCACCGGCCGCGAAGTTCGTCTTGATCGCCCGTACCCTGGCCATCAGAAGCGGGTCTCCACGAGGCAAAAGTCGTCGATGCCAGCCGGCGTGGCCTGCTGCGCGTTGATGAGCCTCGCCTGCCTCAGGTCCTCTTCCGCGATCTTGCGGAGGCTCTCCCAGCGGGACGTGCTGTCGGTGAGGGGGATGCAGAACTCCGCGGCAAGGTGCGCGATGAGCACCTTGTCGAAGTACGGCGGGTAGTCGGCCTCGTCGGCGCGGAAGACGTACGTGAGGTAGATCTCTGCCGCGTTCGTGTGCAGGGTCCGGTTGGACAAACGGTAGACGAGGCCGCGGCCGCCTTCGTAGCTCCCCGCATGCAGGACCCGCAGGCAGTCGCTCGGCAACGCGTAGGCGTTGACGGCCGCTTCGGAGCCCGGCAGTGCCGCGAGCTTCTTCTGCGTCGTCGCGAAGTGCCAGGGATGCGCGGACAACAGCGCGTCCCGGACGTAGTCGTAGAGGTTGGTCGCCACGTCCGCCTCCGCCGTTCCCTCGCCCAAGGAGGCGATGGGGTTGGCGCCGATCTTGAGGAGCGCACGGGAGCACAAGTCGATGCGACTCATGGCCATGGCTGCATGTCCTTCTATGAGCGGTAAGGGAGGTGGATGAGCGCCATCGGCTCCATGACGCGATGCCGGGGCCTGCCTCAGTCGGAGTTGCTCGCGCCAACGGCGAGCAGATCGGCGACATCGACGAGCCCGGCCTGGGCGTTGTTCACCAGGAACAGGCCGGCGGCAGCCGAGCCGCCGAGGCCCGTGTTCGCCAGAATCATGTCGCCGGGACGGAACACCTCGCCGGCCGTGTTGAAGTAGCCCTGGGTATCGACCGCCGAAGCCGGGTCCGGGGTTCTATAGTGCCAAAGGGTAAAGCCATTGGCGTAAGCGAGGACGCTCAAATCCTTCGGGGTAAAAGACATCGACTATCTCCAAGACTAGGCTTCGCGGCACGGCATCCGGACGACGCCGTCGGGATCGATCAAACAGGCGCCCTGGCTCATCATGTTGTTGACGAAGTGCGCGGCCCGGTCGCCGTGCCAGGTGATGTCGGTTTGCACGTCCGAGCCGGAGGCGTGCGCGACGGCGGTCTTGTGGTACCAGAAGCAGGCGCGCACCCCGGCCTCGAGCGGCAGCGCGACGTGCGGCAGCCACAGCGTGCCGAGCCAGCGCTTGGCCTGGGTCCCCTTCCACGGCAGCTGGTCGTCGCCAACGTAATCGGCGCTCCCGAACTCCGGGATGTTGAGCAGCTCGCTCCACTGCTTCCAGCCGACTACGGCGAAGCGCTGGCCGTCGTCCGGGACGTCTGCTTCCCCGAGCGACTCGAAGGCTCCCAGCACCTTTGCCTTGGTGAGCCCGTCGTCGTCACTGCCGGCGGCCTTGGTCGCGCGCGCCAGCTGCTCGATGATCAGCTCGTCGGTTTTCCGGCCGAGCGCGTATGCACCCGCCTTTGCGACCACCTGCTGTTCGTCGATGTTGGTCTTGAGTTCGTCGAGCTTGTCGATCCAGTCGCCGGCGTAGAAGTCCTGAAGCACGCACTCGACCGGCGCGTGCTCGACGTTCATCACCGGCACCTTGCCGTGGCGCGCCTTGGTGCTCGCGGTGCCCTTGCCGACCCTCTGGAAGGTGGTCGACACGCCGACGACGTTGTCCTTGGTCCGGACCGTCGGCCGCAGCTTGGACCCCATCTGCTGGTAGCTGACGTGGACGAGGGCCTCGAAATTCTTGATGAACGACTGAGGAATGCTGAGAGACAACGCTGTTCTCCTGACGGAAGCGGTCCCGGGTTCAACTTCGCCGGGCTGAGCGCGAAAAAACGCATGGCGCAGCGGCGACGCCGCGGCACCCTGAGCGGACTCGTCTGCGGAATAAAAAGCGGGGCATCGGCTGCCGGCTGCCGATGCCCCGGGGGGAGCCGCGCCGAGCGCGCTCACCCCTAAAAGCGGCTATTGATCGTAGATCTGGCGAAAGCCCTCGCGAACCTTCTCCACGAAACCTGCGTCGCGGTCCCGCCAGTAGCGCGGATCGCGCATCATCTCCTTGAGCTCATCCTCGGTCGGCAACGTCTTGCCGCGACCGCCGTTACCGAGCAGCGGCGGCTCGTTGCCGGCCATCATCTTGTGCATCGCCAGCACCCCCTCGCGGCTGCTGGAGAGCACGCCGAAGGTCTCCGCGGGCAGGTTGCTCTCGCCCCAAAGCCGGATCTGCCGCGCGACCTCCCGCCAGGCGTCTTCGCCACCGAAGTCCAGCTTCAGCCTCTCCACCTGGCTCTCGGCCTCAAAACGCGAACGGAGTTCGGCCACCACGGGAAGCAGACGCGTCGCCGCAAGGTCGTAGACGAGCTGCACCTGCTCCTGATCCAGACCGGCGGCATGCAGCTTCTCGTTCACCTCCGCGTCGCTGGTGAAGAGGTCGCTCTCGACGTTGATCACGTAGTCTTCGGGACGAGCGGGCACGTTCCGTTGACCGTCTTCGCCGGCTTTGCGTTGGAGATCCAGGTAGGCTGCCACCAGCGCCTCGGTGCGCACGCAACCGGCGTCATCATCCCAGAGCCGGGCCGGCAGGTCCGCCGGCCGCAGCGACGCGGTTAGGGCACCCGCGGCCGCGTCTGCGTCCGCCTCCGCGGACCGCTCCGCAGCCGTTCCCGGGGCCATCTCTGCGGTCGTCTCAGGACGACCGGCGGCGCGGCCGGCGCCGGCTTCGGGCTCGACGATGCTCATCCTCATGCTCCATGTCGCCTGTTGAACTACGTCCTGTCGCTGCCGCTCCGGCGGATGAACGCCAGGATCAGCGCCACGAGCTGTTTCTGCCCCTCGGCATGGCGCAAGGCCGCCTCGGACGCCTCCGGCCCGAATACCCGCCCGAACGCGACCCGCCGCAGGTGCGCGAGGACGCGCTGCCCGTCGGCGGTGGCGAAACAGCGGGCGAAACAGCCCGCGACGTCGCGGCCTTCGTCCCCTTCGCCTTCCCCCGAAGAAAAGGCATCCGCGGCCCGCAGCTGGGGCCAATCCTGCTCGGTCAGCATGATGCGCCCGCCCGAGTCTCGCGCCGGGCCGCGCCTCTAGCGAACATCGATCACCTCGACGATCTCCTCGGGCAGCTCCCGAACCAGTTCGCCGGGAACTCCCAGGGCATGCGCCAGCCAGCGCGCCGCCGCGGCCTGATCGACTGCGGCCATCGCCTCGGCTCCCAGCGCCCGAACCGCCTCCAGCCAGATCATCGTGTTCTGCACGTCGCGCTGCGCCTGATGGCGCGCCTGCGGCGAGCGGTGCTCAAGGGCCACCACCCGGTGATCGAGCGACAGCTCCGGAACCTCGCCGCGGCGCGCGAGCAGCATCCGGGCGCGCACGACCAGCGGCGTCAGCAACTCCGACTGCAGCCGGCCATAGGTGGCGCTCAGAAGCCTCGCCGTCTCGGCGGCGCGCTCCAGCACCTCGGTCGCGGTCATCCGTGCTCCGCCGACCTGGCCGAGCTGATCGACCAGCATCGCCTTGCGGATGCGGCTGCGGACCTGGTCCAGGACCAGCTCCGAAACGTCGAACCGTCCGGGCGTCTCGAGCGGCGTCAAGCCGGCCGAGCCGACGGCCTTGGGGATGACCGTGCCCGGGACCAGCTTGATGTTCGCCGGGTTGATGACGCCGTCGTCATCGACCTGCCAGATGCCGGTGACGGCGATGGAGGCGTTCTTCAGGACGAGCTCGACCACCTTGTTCGCGGTCTTGATGTCCGGAAGGGCCTTCATCACCGGCGAGCGGCCGTAGCTTTCTCCGGGCGCCTTGGACCAGCGGAAATTGATGAAGGGAGAGGTCGCGAACCGGCCCTCGCTCAGGACGATGATCCCGTCGCCGGCCGTCTCGGTTTCCGCCACGGCGAGGTAAGCGTACTCCCGCCCGTCCGGAACGACTGCTTCGACCACCGGCACCGCGGCGTCCCGGTTCTGCCGCCCAATTTCGAGCAGCCGGTCGGCGCCCGGGGCGTCCGGAAAACGCTCCAACACATGAGCGACGGGCAGGCGGTTGCGCCTGAACGTCGTGTCGAGCCGGCCGGACGGCCCCTCCTCGAGCACGACCTGCGCCATGGGCACCGCCGTGAACCTGAAGGCGGTATCCTCTCCGGGAGCGGCCTCCTCGAACATCAGGCAGGCGGTGCCGGCGGTCACCAGGTCCAGGTAGCACTGGTGCATCTCGACGACGAAGTTCGACCGGTCGAAGTTGGCCTGGACGACGCGGGTCATGCGCTCCAGGTCCGGCGCCATGAGTTGGCGGAGCCCGGCGTCGGCATCGGGCCCCGGGACGAAGCCGAACCAGCTCGACCAGGGCGGAGTGAGCTGCGCCATCAGGCTCGCTGCGAGCTGATCGACGGCATCGGGTGCCGTCCCGTCGAACAGCCGCTCGGTCTTCTTCTCACCACCGTGGCCGGCACGGATGGCGCTGTCGCGATGTGGCAGCGCGAACTCGTAGCATTCCTGCCAGTGCGCCTCCCAGGTCATGCGCCGGGCGCGAGCCCGGGCGTAGCGCTCGAGCACGCGCTTGGGGTCGAGCCGGGTCATGAACGTCTCCAGGAGGAGCGGGAAAGGGCCATGCGGACGCAGCCGGCCGGCGCCTCTCCTGCGGAGGGATGCGAGGATCTCGTCGCTGCCCCAGTCGGTTTCCACTGGACGTACTGGTAGCAGCGACGAGATCCACCATACTAGGTTCAATAACCTATGTCAAGGTTTGTAGTCCTGTCGGCCGTCAGGTGGTCGTGCAGTTGCCGCGGCGTCACCACCGACCATGCGTGGATCCCGAGGACGCGCTTCACTGCCTCGACGCAGGTGGCCGGAGCCAAAGGCGCCAGCTTCGCCGGCGCGGAGCGCACGAAGGTGCGAACCGCCCTCATCCCCTGCCGCTCGAACCACTCCGCCAGCTCTTCGGCGGACAAGCCCTCCACCACGCTCAGGGCGGTCTTGTGCGACAGCGGATCGATGATGACCCACGCCCGTCCGACGCTCACCGCGACGAGGCAATGACGAAAGCCTTGCCGGAGAAACCGGAGCCACTTGAGCTGCGTGTCGCCGGCGAAGAGAACGATGGCGGTCAGGGCCGTTGCAGGCATGACGACATCCGCCTTGCGCACGCGGGCGCCGCTTTCCCGTGTCACTCTACGATGCCCTTCGCCCGCAGCGGGCTCGACAGCCGGTCCATGGCCTCCGTCCAGAACCGGGCCGCCGCGGCTTGTTCGGGACAGCGGGGATCCGGCGTCTGCTGCAGCAGCCCGAAGGTGCCGAGGACCCTGGCATGCGCCGAGCCGATGACCCCCGTACGCAGGAGCCTGTCCGCGGCGCAGTAGACGTCGTCGGGATCGCAGGGTCGGCCGGTGGAACCGATCTCCGGGTCCAGCCTGGCGCCATCACGGCGGACCTGCTGGCAGCGGACGAACCAGAACCAGGCCTCTTCGGCGCTTTCGAAGGCGGTCGCGGGCTGCTGACCGTGGCTTTTTGGAATGTAGCGTTGACGGCGCATGATATACCGTTCCCCCCGGAACAGATTAAGAACATGCAGCCATGATATAGGATTATGTGCCTTCGTCAACGTCATCATGTTCCTATATTCCTAGTGCGCAGACCGGGCCCCTGTAAGACAATGTTCCCATGCTCCAGCATTCNGAGATCTGGAGGGCGATCGACCTCCTTGCCGACCAGCGCGGCATGTCCCCGTCGGGCTTGGCCAAGCGGGCGGGGCTCGATCCGACGACCTTCAACAAGAGCAAGCGGATCACCAGGGACGGGAAGCTTCGCTGGCCGAGCACGGAAAGTATTTCCAAGATCCTGCAGGCGAGCGGGGCGACGATGGGTGAATTCATCTCGCTCCTGAACGAGAATTCGAACCAGACGAGCTTCCAGAAGCTTCCGTTGATCGGCATGGCACAAGCCGGCGCCGAGGGTTACTTCGACGATGCCGGCTATCCCGCAGGCTCAGGCTGGGATGAAGTCGTTTTTCCGGACGCCCGCGACGAGCATGCCTATGCGCTGGAGATCGCCGGCGACAGCATGGAACCGGTCTTTCGCGACGGCGATGTGATCATCGTCTCACCGCTGGCCAGACCGAGGCGTGGCGATCGCGTCGTCGTCAAGACCCGTGCGGGGGAGGTCATGGCCAAGCTGTTGCGCCGGCAGACGGCGCAAAGGATCGAGCTTGTGTCCTTCAATCCGGCCCACGAGGACCGGGTCATCGCGGTGGAAGACCTGGACTGGATCGCGCGCATCACCTGGGTCAGCCAGTAG